CCATTATAGTTCTCCTTTAGTAGTTCTATAGTAATCCATCCACTGCTCTTTTGTAGCAGTTGGACCGGGTTCTTTTGTTCCATTCCCATTAGTTTTATTGGGAACCTTAATATTATTCTCAGTAAGTAAGCTTTGTTTAATCTGACTTTCAAACGATTCAAAAATACCAAGGATTTTAGATACATTAGCTTTAGTTACTTCAGGGTCGTCATTGATAGCAAAGTCAAGGAAGTCTTCTGGTATCTTTTTAGCAGTAAGGTCTTTACGATAAAGCTCTTTCTGTTTAAATTGATTCTCGACTCTATCTTTCTCAGCTAATTTACGTTCAAGAGCCTCTGTTTTAGCTACAGCTTCTTGAATTGCAATTTGTTCAGGTGTTTTATTCTGTTGAGCTTTAAGCTTTTCCTCTATACCTTTATCTACGGCAGATTGGAAACCTTTAACTTTGTAAGCATCTACAGCTTTACCTGTCTGACTATCCACATAACTTTGTAATTCTTTAGCAAACACTTCATTCTTAATCAGGTCAGCTAACTTCACATCTACTTTTGCATCACTTGCTACTGTATCTACTGGTGTAGTTTCAGTTGTATTATTTGCATCCATTTTTTAAGTCCTTGTAAAGTACTATAGTATTTTATAGTGATATCATTTATATAGTTGCACAATGTAATTTAATCTTTCTTTCTTTTAACAAATATTGTTTTACACCTACAATTGATAGAAAAGGATACACTTCCACCTGCACCAGGGCCAGCTACTTTACCGTGAGGGGTATCGAATAGTCCTGTTTCTGGATCAGCTTTCTTACCATCCATAGCTACATGGGACTCTCTAACTCTCTCATCATGGGAAGTTACCCATACTCTATCATACTCTGCACCTAAACCAGCCTCAACATAATAGGTAGCATTAACACCCTCTCTTAGCCTCTGTATTTCATTTCTTGCTATGAGTTGAGCTTGTTTCTTATTACTACTACCTAATGCCATGATCTGAGATGTAAGTGTCTTTTCATCAGTATTATTGTACTTGGCTGTTAGTATTACTCTTTTAAGTTTATCTGCTTGTTTCTTAGAGTATTTATCTACCCATTCTTTTTCTCCATATCCTTGGAATAGAGATGTACCTGTTATCTTCTTTAACAGATTCTTATTGTATTTAAGGGGTAGGTCAAACTTATTACCTAAAGATACTATTTGCTTTCTTATTAAGGCTATGTTAGCACCTTCACCTAAAGCAAACATATCCTTTATAAGCTTCTCAGCATATAAGCTTTGAGTTGCTACTACGTCAAGAGATACCTTATCAGCTAAACTTTTAGTGAGACCTAATATAAATAGGCCCCACTTTTTAATAAAGTCTTTAACTAACTGGCTATGAGTCATTAGATATTACCTATCTCATCATTCAGGTTATTTTCCTCTAAAGTAGTAGCTTCATCAGCTATACTCTTAGCATTATCCCAACCTAATTCAGTTAGAGCTGAAATTAAGGGGATACCAGAGCTTACTAAAGAGATTAGAGTAGTAGCTTCAGATTGTATATCTCGTGGGAATGATCTAACAAATGTCCACTCTACTTCATAATCACCTACAGGTACATTAAAGTATGTACTCATAACATACGCCCATAATCGACTCATCTTAGTTAAGCCAGCTCTAATATATCTTTCAGAGGTTGAGCAAGTGTTTTCAAGTCTCATCATAGAGGCTTTGATACTAAATACTCTCTCAGCAGTTGTAACCTCTTTAATATCAATGCTACCACTTACTTCAAATACATGGGTACGTAATCTATTAAGGATGTTTTCAATGGCTTGATCTTTAATGTCTTTTTCTAAGTACTCAGCATCACCTACTTTCTTACCTTCACCATCTGATGGGAATTGTAGAGTAGAGTTCTGTTTAAGCCATGTAGATAGATCTATAGCATTGCCTGTACTTGCATCAATACCTGTATATAAATTACCCCATATTTTAAGTAGGGAGAAACGAGTAGATTTGATTTCACCAATGTTATCACTTATAACTGTGTCATATTGATCCATTAATTGAACAGACTTCTCACAATCACTGTACCACATATCATTATTAGCAAAAGGTACGATAGGTACTTCTTGAAAGTTATGAAGTTGTGGATCACCATACTGTACATAATCAAGGTTTGAGGTAGAGGTGTAGTAGGTTACTGATGTACGATCATATACATCACAATGCTTAGTAGTGACCCCTTCCATATCTGTTTCATCATAATAGTAGTATGCAATATCAGCATCTAAAGGTGATTGTTTGTAGTCATAAACTACTTGGTGTCCTAAGATATTCTTAACTTTAACTTTACCATTCTCAGTATAGCTTAATCTATGGGATAATCCAGATACAGTTGAATCTCTAACAGTCTCTGAGTTTAGGGTATCTACATCATTAGTCTTCATAAACTCTTTAAATGCTTCTATACCTCTAACATTATTTTCA